AGTAAGTCTTTGTAGGTAGAAGCAATGCTACTTCCTGTTAATGTTGCCATATTATTTCTCCTTTAAATCTTAAACTACATCTTCCCATTTGCGTGTTTCATTCTCCCAAATGTCTATAACTTTATTCCATAGGTCACGAGCAAGTCGTGCTGTCTGGGTAATAAATGATGATAATTTTAACTGTAAATTGAGTAACATCAGCCAACGTAACCAATGGCTACGCCAGAGGCTAATTCAAATGCTGTCCAGCGACCAAATATGGTCATTCCCTGTGGAAAGGTAACACTATCTATTGCCGCTCCACCAGATGCTGATACCGATGTACCTGTCCCTGTATCATCAGGATATAATTGTGTTGTTTCTGCGACTAATCCAGTAGAGCCACTTTCAAAAACTGAATCTTCAATAAACTGGATTGCTATGAAAACACCAATCTTTGCAGTTACAGCATCTGTTTTTGCTAATACTGAACCAGCTTGACCAAATGCTGCGTTTTGTGCCTCTTGAACTGAGTATTTATATAGATTTGCCATTTTTCTTCCTCTCTAAGGTTGACTACCGTGAACGAGACCGTCTGGTAGGAGGTTATTTCTTTTTTCTTTTTACGGTTTTCTTTTTACCGTTTTTAACTTTTGGTTTTTGGACTACCAAAGGAGTCAAATCGTCCATTCCACTAACTCTTTTAAATGATTTAGAATAAATTTTTTCCCTATCTGCATTAAACCAGGATTCGGCCCTTCTATGAACCACCTTTTTCCTGTTCATATAATATCTAAATTTATCTTTTGCCATACAACCTCCTTTTTTAATAAGGGGGGGCGGTTTATCACCCCCCCCTATTATTTAATTAACTACTGTTTATGCAGCCTCATAATCAATAAGTGCAAAACATCTACGATTACCAGAAGCATTTGTATTTCTAAAAGCTCCACCATAAACAGATTCGCAAGTAACCAGCGTGGATAAGTATGCGTGTCTGTAGCTGGCTGTCATTTTAGCCTGCTTTGAAAACGCATAATATAAAGCCGATTCGTGAATTGCATATCCATAAACTATATCATCCTCTTGTGCGCCACTGGAATCAAATCCTGTAACTGCCAGAATACCTTTAGTAGTATCAGCAGCAACATCAGCACCACTTGAAGCCGAACCCATGTAGGGTGATTGTGCAACCCATACAGGCATACCAAGTAACTGCCCAGCATTCCCAGTTTTACCAAAATCCGCACCGAGTGGGGCTTGTGTTCCTTGAGAATATGAAGTTAAGGTATTTAGACTTGCGTACATATCAGTGGAGAGTACAAGGTTCCAACCATCAGTTGACCCAGTTTCTTTTAATATCAAGGCCATAAGGGATGTTAAATTGGCCTGAGAAAGGGTTGAGCCAGTTGTTACAACGTGCATTTGAGCAGTAGAATCTCCACCAACAGCACCAGTACCACTACGGAACAAACCATTAAAGTTGTTCGCTACCTGATAGTGCATGAAGTTATCAAAACCCCTCGCACAAGCATAACCCAACTGTTTAGCATAAATACTCAACAGATCATAATTTGCCTGGACCGTTACAATATCAGGCACATAGGCAGAAGCCACGTTATACTGATCTACTGTAAGGTTGGTTTGTTCTGATGTCATACTACCAGCAGAGGTTATATCTGCATCAATTTCCGCACCATGAGTAAAGGCCTCAAGTTCTGGTACTCCGATATGAGGCATATGGATTACGTCTCCATGATTTGCAACATCGGGGGATAAATCAATCCCCACATTATTCATCATTATTGTTTGTTTGAAAACATCTAAAATAGCCTGTCCCCAAATTTCTGGTATAAACTGGTCGGCAATATTTGGAGTTACCGCACCAGTACCACCACTATGTACATTAACGTCTAAGGCATCTGAAATAGCCATAATTTCTCCTTAAAATTTCTCCCCCATCAGTTGACACCAGCAATCCTCATTGCCAATGCCCTTCAGGCAGGATTAGTTGTGTTTAAAACTATCAATAATAGCAGACCAGTTTTTACGTTTTTCCTCCTGGGTCATATCAGACAAATTAACATTTTTTTCCGTCTTTACATTTCCAGGTTTAGCCGTTGGATTGTCGGGCCTTTGTTCGCTTATCTTTTTATCTAACAAGCGTAACGCCCTTAAATCCATATCTTTTAATTCTGTCTGCTCTTCTTCAGAAAATTTATTTAGGATCTCTTGCTTCATGCCCGAAATGAGGGTGGAATGTTCTTTTTCCACTCCCTGGAGCCTGGATAATTCCTTATCCTGTTCAGCAAGCAACGTTTTAAATTCACCGTCCTGGGCTAAACGTTCTTTACGAGCCTTTTCATCTTTATCAGAATAGACTTTATTCTTTTCTTCTGCCGTCTGCGCCCTGGCTCGTGCTTTTTTATGTTGTTTAATTTCCTGTAAATACAGATCTTTGTAATCTCTATCGTCAGTATCTTGCTCAATAGAAACGGCCTCCTGGCCCTGCTCTGCAACAGTATTTTCTTCTGTTATCATCTGACAACTCCCTTTTTTATTAAAGAAATATAAGAAATCTGCATTAAATTTATAAATAATTTATGTATAATACATAATAATTTAATGAAATCTATAAAAGACTATAAACAGAAGTGGTTCGATTTTACAGACTATGAACCACACCCAGGACAAAAAAATCTTCACTTTCCCCCGAAGGGGACCAGGTTTACAGTCGCTTGTTGTGGGAGAAGATGGGGCAAGAGCTTCTCAGCGGCAAAAGAAGTAGAAGTTGTAGTAACCCAAAAGGATAAGCACGTTTGGATCGTTGCTCCTACATACGGAACAAGTGAGCGCATTTTTAAAATGGTCTGGGATAATTTGATTATAAAACAGAATATGCCAACCAGAAGAAAGTCCTTAAATGATCAATTTATTGAATTTGAATGGGGCAGTTCGGTCCAGGGTAAATCTTCAGAGCATCCTACCCAGTTAATCGGGATGGGCCTGGATCTCCTGGTAGTAGATGAAGCCGCTAAGATAAATTTAAAAATCATTTGGCAGATGTATTTACGGCCAACATTATCTGACAGGAAAGGAAAGGCCATTTTTATTTCTACCCCCCAGGGATTTAACTCTTTCCATGATTTATATAAACTATCAGAGACAGAAAAGCCCTGGTATTCGTTTAATTCTCCATCTTATCAGAATTTATATGCTTTTCCAAAAGGGAAAAGGGACCCAGATCTAAGGGAAGCCAAAAGGACACTATCAAAAGAGATATATCATCAGGAATATTTAGCAGCATTTACTTCGCTAAGTGGGAGGGTTTATAGTGATTTCTCAAGACAAACAAATGTTCGCCCAAGCCTATACGATCCTCTTTTCCCAGTTTATGTAGGGATAGATTTTGGATTTAGGCTCCCAGGCGTTGTATTTTTCCAGTGCCTGCAAGAGGAGGGAAGGAAAAGTTGGTATGTTCATATAATAGATGAAATAGTACATCAACCCAATTTAAAAATCACTGACCTGGCAGACATAATTAAGTCTAAAAACTACAGAATAGCCCAGGTTTATGGAGATCCTGCTGGTTATCAGGTACAGAGTAGCGTAGGCGTAGGAGAATCAGATTTGTTTTACAAGGCCACAGGCCATAGGGTCTGGTCCTTGAGGGACAAGGCCAGTAGATCCATAAATTCTGGTATATCGCACGTTAGATCATTTATTAAATCCGCAGATGGGGAACGTAAATTATTTGTAGATACAAGATGTAAAGGAATTATAGAGGATTTGGAAACCTACCGCTACCCCGAACATAAAGAGGGCCATCAACTACAGGATGCTCCCTTAAAAGATGGATATTCAGAACATGGAGCCGATGCCCTCCGCTATGGCATTGTAAACAGATTTCCAATTAGAAATTATAAATTCAGAACGGAGAAAAGATAATGCCAGAAAACTACGCTTCAGAAATAATTAAAAAATCCATAACAGATCAAAAACTATTAAATGCCAAGAGCAGAAGGAAAATGGTCTGGAAATACCTGGATTATTATGCTGGAGATAACACTGTTCAGTACATTAAAGACCGATTTGCTGCCAAATCATTCCAGGAAGTTCCCCCCTCATGTTTTAATTTCACTAAAAAATTCATAGATAGAATCAGTAGGATATACACCCAAGGGGCAATCAGGAATGTTAATAACGACTATGATGCCCTTACCTATAAAAAGAACTTTAAGATCAAACATATTGAAAAAATGACAAGATTAATAGGGACAATAGCTACCCAAATCGTATATAACGAACACCCTCTTCCACATTTTAACTATGTCCCTATTTATTATTTTGATG